AAGGCGTTCCCATATATGGAGTATTACAATTTTTATGGGATACTTTTGTAACGGAAGAAGGCGAAGAAGATTTTGATACTATGGTTCGTAAAGCTGTAAACGAAGGTTTCTATAAAGGGCCGCTAGTCGAGGCGACAGGTTTAGATGTGGCTGATCGTGTGAAACTAAATGGTTTACTATTTCAAGAGAACAGATTTAAATCAAGTTTTGCTGACTACGAATTTATAGAATTTTTAGGGTTTCATTTTGGTGGTCCCGCTTTAAGTGTAATCGAAAGGCTTAGAAGAGGAGTGGTGGGCTTCTCGGAAGCCGAAACCAACAGAGAGTATCTTAGAGCTACAGAAGACCTTCTACCCCCCTTCGCTTCTAATTTTCTTAAATCCTATAGATATTCTGAAGAAGAAGGAAAACTAACTAGAAGAGGTGATCCTATAGTTACTGATCTAACCACTGGAGATCATATTGGTATTGCAGTTGGTTTCTCCCCCAAAGAGATGACATTTAACCAAGAGTTATCCAATCTAGAAAACAAAATAGGTAAAGTAGTATCCAATAGACGAAAGCAACTACTAAAACGTTTGCACGTAACTAGAAGATTAGGAGACATGGAAGGGTATAGAGAGACCTTTAAAGAAGTACGAGAGTTCAATAAAAAATACGGTAGTAAAGACCCTAAAGCTAGGATAACAGTCGATACTATAAAAAGATCACTACGATCAGCACAAGAAACTAGCATAAATATGCACAATGGTGTTACGGTGCCTGCTTATTACAAACGTGAGCTAGAAAGGGCTAGAAAAGAATATACTCAAGGTTTCGGTATATTTGAGGATTAAAAAAAGCCCCGCTTTTACACGGGGCAACGGGGAGAGAAACTACATTGTACGCCAAACACGCACACCTAACATACTATCTTCTATAACTATACGGGTTTCATACTGCCATTTTTTAAGTGCGAGCACATTTTTTAGTTGCCTAAGTGCCTTATCTGTATTTACACAGGGTATAAATACAGACATACCCACACGCATACTATCCCAATTTATTATCACGCGGAGACCGTCAGGGTCTATATCGTATATATTAAGCATCTACCATAGTAGAACAATCCATATTAATTCTAATTAACCTTGTCACTGATGTACGTAAAGAAACCCCTTTAGTTAAAGACGCTGATACCTTTTCACCTGCTAAAGTAGGATGATTAAGTAAATCTCTCTCCATTGAAAGAAAGTCTATTTGGTACTTTATACACCACTCTTTCAAAGGTTTTTTCCTTAGATACAAATACTTTGTATCAGGTTCGTACCTACCTACTATCCAAGTTCTAGGATCTTTTTCTGGTATCTTTATATATTGATCTAGTCCATTGTTATTTAAACTTTCCTCCCCTTTCTTACGTCCATCTTCTGTGCTGTGTACTTTTAATATGTTACCCCAATATTGTGATAAATAATCCGATATTTGCTGTTCTACATTAGACTCCATTTCTTCAAGAGATTCTTTATTCGATTTCAAAAGTTCAATAACAAACTCTTTTTGTTTAACCATATCAAAATTGTGAAGTCCTAATTTTTTACTTATAAGAAGACCCATTAAAGAACAAGCAGCTTTTGCAGACCAAAACCTATTTACTGGGAGTAGCCCTGCCGCTTTGTCTAACTTTTTCTGAAGCTCTCTAGTTTCCGTCCTGTATTGACTAAGATTCCTCAAAACATGTTGTATGTACGGCACCCCTGCTACCCCATAAACGTCTTGTATTTTCATAGCTAACTCTCTAGCTCCTTCACTGTCGTTTAAATTACCTAATAATTCTTCTGCCTTGTATTCTGCCAACCTTTGACCTTCTGCGGCTGGATTATCTTTTTCAGAGCTTATCTTTTGTATTAGACTTTCATTTGCACTACTCACCATTATGAAATTACAAGGATCGCCCCTCCATCGTTCTGTGTTTGCATCTTTTGACTGCCTGTTCCTCTGTTGTCCACCACTTATACTATAAGCAAAGTTAGAAAGGGCTTTTGGATCTTTACCAGTTAATTCGTCAATATATAGAGGTAAGTTTTTATATGCCTCTGCTCTACCCCAAATAGAGGCTTGAGTATCATCGTATTTAAGGCAATATTTTGCAGGGTTAGCCCATATACCTGCTGCGGCATACATGGCAGTGGATTTACCTACACCAGACTTACCGTGTACGTTTAATCCTGCCCCTTTCTCAGGCATAAATATCATTAACGGTGACCCGAAACCCGTGCCTATTATGTACTGGTGTAATTCAAACCCATCCTTGTTATAATAATCTGTTATCTCTTTCCATTCTTCTAAAGAACCTTTACTACCAAACAAATGAAAATACTGACCTGTATGTACAGAGGGTGGGTTTTCTAATATTTCGTCAGTGCGTATCTCTTTGTCACCAAGTATAAAACTTTGAAACTCCATTCCGTTATCACTTACCCAACCAAATTGGTTACGTGCTTTTTTAGCTCTGGTAGTGGCTTGCAATTCATTAATCCATGCATTTGTATATTTCATTAATTCTCCTATCCATAAGACTGATACGCCTTTCTCAGCTAGTGCTTCTTTAAACTTTTGCTGCGAAGCTACAGTTCTTAGAGAAATCGTAAATTTTTGAGGTTTTTCTTTAGGTAGACGTAGCTCCATAACTATACATTCGCCTTCCATGTCATCCCTAATACGTTCCACTACATAAAGGTCGTTGTGGTATACAAGAACTTCCTCTATGTCTCCGTCTTTATTTTCCCTTCTATATACACCCCCATTCGCGCCTCTGAAATAAGGTTTAGGGTATATGGGGAAGTTTGACTCTACGTGAGGATCGGATTCTTTTATCCTGTTACCTAACACGATAGGGCTTTTTATCTTACCCCAGTGTTTACAGTTATCACATACGCCTTCGTTGTTTTCATCAAATCTTTCACATGTATGAACATATTCTACTGTGTCATATTTACTGTCTGTCTCTTCAGGGTCATAACTTTCGTGCCCACAAGATATTTTATGTGCGCCTTTTCTACCACCATCAACACAGTGTTTGATAATAGATATGCCGTTAAACCACAAGGGTTCTGGTATATCATTAGGGTTTTCGACAATATGTTTTAACTGAGCACATCCGTCTCCTGACATTGATTTTTTTAGTATGTCTTTAAAATAACTCTCTCTATTACCCATTAGATTTGCCATCACAGCATTAGCACCTTCGGGTATAGGCGTAGGTACTGGTGTAGTATCTACCCCTAGTAGAGATACAAACTGGTCAAAATCATGGAGTTCAAGAGATGGAGTACCGAAAAAAGTAACTTGTTTAGGTTCATTTTTATGGTTGTGGGTGTGAGGTACCCGTAAAACTCTGGCAGTATCTGACGTTACTGCAGGATCTGTTAATAGCCCCTGTTCTTTTATTATTTTTTTAAACCTTGTGGCGGCTATTTTCCAGTCTTCTTTGAGCACTGCTTCTTTTAATTGCCAGTGAACATGTACCCCATTACCAGAATTTACTATAAGCGGTTTAGGTAAAGAAAGTTTTCTACAGAATCTTTGTAGTGCGGATAGGGCTTCATGTTGTGAATTAAATTTTTTAGGGTCTTCTATATCTACATCTAAATCCAGAAAGAAAGATTTTAATTTCTTTGCATTGTCGCCTGTCCTACGTGTAGACTCAGTGAATGTGCTTAGACCAAAAAAACAATCATACCCTTGGCTATCTAATTCATTTGCTTTATTAACTAAATCTTCTACATCGCTAAAAAATCGTGTTACTAATTTCTTTTTATCTTTAATACCTAGAAGACAATAATATCCTTCATCTCCTAGTGACCTTTGTAAAAAAGTATGAGTATCCATAGATGTCCCCGTTTAACATCTTTATATAAACTATTGTATTTTTTTAATTTTTAAAGTGCCCGTGTTCGACCACACGCACGGGCAACGTGTTCAACAGGTAGCAGAGGTACCTTGGTCTTAATCGTCCCAATCATCTACGATAGAAGACAAATCTTTATCAGCACCTTTAGTGCCTGTTGCTTTTGTCCTGACTATCTTCTTGGGTTCTTCGGGGGGTTCTTCTACAGCCTCAAACAAACTGCCTTGGGTTTCTTCTTCAAAAACGAATCCACCATCTAAGGATTCAAACACAGAACGAGCTTCTATAGGGACATACTTTAACACTTGTACTTGCTTGAGTCTTAACGATACACCACCCTCCATAGCATGAGGGATAAACTCAATGGCTATATTAACTATACTACCAGAAGTCAATTTAAACGTATTCGGTAATTCGTTATTCCGTGAATCAAACTGCTTGGGTCTAGGTACTTCTCTTCCGCTATAAGCAGCTTTTATTGTGGTTTTAAAAACAAAATCTCCATCGTCGTTCTTTTTTGGACGGGCTACACTATTATTCCAACCCTTTTGTTTTTTCTCGTCATAGGCGGTTTTCATGCCCTTATGCAGAGCCTTTGCAGTTACTTCGTCTGCTACAAAACTCAACTCGTAACAGGCACCGTCATCGTTAGCAGAGCAAGGTACACTCTTACCCCGTTCTCCTGCTTGGGAGTCAAACCTATAAGGTTGATCTATCTTCGGGTACAACGCTTTTACTTCTCTTATGTAATACATATTTTTTCCTCTAAGTGGCATTTATATCAAACCCATCTACGGTTTCAAATAAAGATTTACCTGTGCTAGAAGGTTCTGGTGTGAACGCTATAGCTTTGGAGCAAGACTCGTCTTTCATTATATCCTCCACCTCAAGCATCTCTTCACTATTTAAATTTCGCATAGGTTTAAAATAAAGTTTGGGTATTGAACTTTGTTCATCGAAATATATCCTTGTAAGGATACAACTAACTAACTCACCACGCCTAGCAATATAATTAACATATTGTTGTAGTGGCATTTTACTACCCGCAGTAGCTCTACCATAAATGGAAGATGCAGGTATTTGCAACTGGTACACCTCGTCTAGCCTATCTTCAAACACAATAGCTACCCTTTGGAAGTACCTGCAAGCACGTCCACCATACGAACCTGACCCTCTAATATTTTGACGACAATCCATACAACGTAATGCTTGTTTCTGGCTTACTGGAACATCGTTTGCAGGTCGTTGCGTATCTAACGACCAACATGTAGGTGCCGTATGATTATCAGGGTCGTAAAAGCCCTCATAGTAGGATCTAGCAACATCAGCGGCCCCTACAATTACAACGTCCATAGTTTTGTTAGCACCTGTAGTGGCTTCTATACCATCAACAAATTCGGCAAATCTACCACCACGGATACTAACCCTACGCACCTTTCTCTGCGTCCTTTTCCTTCATAAGCGCGTCAGAGACCTCAGATAATCTAAACCTGTAAGTGTTACCTATCTTCAAAAAAGAATCTTTTGGTAAGTTATCTGTGCGAATCCAAGTCCTTACCGTAGAAATAGATACAGAAAAATGGTCTGCAACTTTTTCAATGGGCACAAATGGTTCAGCATGTTCCATCACTTTTTCCTCACTGCAATAATATATTCAGAGTTTACGTTTAGTCCTTGTGGTACTAATTCTGGGTTGTCCTCAAGGAACTGTTTAACATTAGATTGATTCAATCGTTTATCAAAAAACTCAGGTACTTCATGCTCTAAAACAAACTCATACATCGCAGACCAATCGGAAGTCCAATAACGTGTTTTGACTGACCTATAAAACAAACCTTCAGTAGTCTTGACAGAATCAACTCCGTGGTCGTTACAATACTCTAACAGTGCTTTCTTAACCTGCTCAAGTTGAGCATTAAGTTCCTGATCTTCTTCTTTAAACTTCGCAGATAATTCAGCTCGTTTCGCCTTGATCTTCAAATAAATCTTGGTTAGCTTCTCGGCTGATAATTTACCGTTCTCCATACATCCTCCTTTAGTATCGAGAAATACAGTTTACTATCAGATAATTACTTA